ACTTCTGGAAAATGGTGTGCTGCCATTCGCGTTGGCAGAAAGAAAGAACATTTAGGGACATTCGACACTTTTGAACAGGCCGCATCCGCTAGGGCAACAGCCGCTGCCAGCTACCAGTTTCATCAAAACCACGGGAGGGGCTAATGGACAGATCTCAAATCCTCGACACCGCCAAGCAATACGTCAACGTGGACCGCGCCGGCACGCACGGTGACGCCGAGAGCAACTTCGGCCTGATCGCGTGTTACTGGTCGGCGCACCTCGACGTCGGCATCGGTCCAGAAGATGTTGCCATCATGATGACCCTGATGAAGCTGGCACGCGCCAAGGCCAACCCCGGACACGCTGACAATTGGGTGGACGGCTGCGGATATCTTGCCTGCGGCGGCGAGATCGCGACGGGTGAGGGCTAATGGCGCTCTACATCGGCATTGATCCCGGCAAAACTGGTGCCATCGCCGTGATGGACGGTGACGACATGAGCGTGCGCGTGTTCGACATGCCCGGCACCATCGAAGAAAAGCGCGCGATCTTGTCCGAGATCGGCATGGTGAGATGCGCTTGGATCGAGAAACCGTTTTTCCCGAGAATGATCGGGACCGCCAACGTGGCCCGGATCGCGCAGGCCTACGGCGAGATGAAGGCCTGTCTGTTCTACGCTGGTGTGCCGACGAATGAAGTCGCGCCTGCCGCGTGGAAAAAGCACTTCGGCCTGTCCGCAGACAAGGACGCTTCCAGAGCATACGCATCAAGCGTGTTCCCGGATCAGTCAAGTCTGTGGGCGCGCAAAAAAGATGACGGTCGGGCCGAGGCGGCGCTGATCGCTTATTACGGATGGAGGAAGAAATGATCCGCAACTTATCAAACGCAAACTACCACGCACACCCAGCAATTAGCAGCAGCGATGTCAAAGCTGTCGCCGGCAAATCGCTGGCACACTGGAAAGGCAAGGTCTGGAAAGACAGCAGCGCCTTTGCATTGGGCAGCGCCGTGCATGCGCTGGTGTTGGAACCCGACAAGAACCTCGTCGTGCGTGGCCCGGAAGATCGCCGTGGCAACAAGTGGAAGGAAGCCCAGCTTGCCGCCGATCTAGACGGCCAGATCCTGCTGACCGAAGGCGACTACGATCTGGCCGAGAAGATCGCAGCGCCCATCATTAATCACGAATTCGTCAAAGGCTGGATCGGCGATCCCAGCTTTGTCGCCGAGGCCAGCTTCTTCGCGGAGGACTATCTGACAGGCGTCAAGATCAAGTGCAGGCCAGACGGATACCTGCCAGACGCTGGCATCGTCTTCGACATCAAGACGACGCGTGACGCCAGCCCAGAAGGCTTCCCGCGTGAAATCCGGAACTACAACTACGATCTCCAGGCAGCGTTCTACCTGCGTTGCCTGCGTGCTGCCGGGCATAACGCCCACACCTTCATCTTCGTGGCGGTCGAGAAGGAAGCACCCTACGCTGTCGGCCTGCACGCGCTGACTGATCGCTACCTCGCTGCGTCCGATGTGCGCGTCACGCTGACGCTAGAAAAAATATCACGGGCCGAAGCCGCAAACACCTTCACAACCGGCTGGCCCTTGATTAACCATGTCGATCTGTCGGGTTGGCAGATCGAAGGGCCTGAAGCCGACGTGTTCGACGAAACCGTTGACTTCTGAAACCACCGCCAGAGAGGAGAAAACCAATGGCAAATAACGATGACTTCATGAAGGTCTTGGCTAAGAACGTGACCTTCCAATATCCCAAGTTGAACCAAACCTATCGGTTCAACACCCAAAAGCAGGCCAGCGAACCCTGCGCGCCCACCGCATCCAACGCGGCCTGGTCGGTCGCCTTTGAGATGACCAAGGATGAAGCCCGCCCGCTCTTTGAGCAACTCAAGGCGCACTACGATGCCTGCCGGGGCCGTAACCCAAAGATGCCGCAGTTTAAGACCGTCTTCGGCATGAAGAAGCTGAAAGACGAGAATGGCACCGAGACCGGCATGGTCCAGTTTACCGCCAAGCGCAACGGCATGAAGAAAGACGGCACGCCCAACAAGGCGCCCACCGTCATCGACGGGCAGAAGCAGCCGCTGGCCGATCTGAACTTCTGGGGCGGCTCCAAAGGCACCGTGCGTGCGTGGGCCGTGGCCGTGATCGACCCCGACGGCAACGGCGGCATCTCGATGCTGTTGGATGCCGTGCAGGTGGTCGAAGCCCGCTATGGCGACGGCGGCATGGATGACTTCGACACCGTCGAAAGCAAGGCCGATCCGTTCGAGACCAAGCCGCTGGCACAAGAAAAGCGGCAGAGCATCGCGCAAGAATTGGACGACGAAGTGCCGTTTTGATAAAGAAGAACCCCGGCAAGCGAGCAACTTGCCGGGGTTCAAAATAAACGGAAGCGAGAGGAGAACCTTCCAATGCAAATAATACAGGCCAATCGCGCCTATTACAAGGACATCAAACATGTCTGATGTCCGCTTCCTAACAGCACCCGGCTCCTTCTTTACGCTCATCGACAAGCCCGGCGAATACTACCCAGGCATCGGCTGGAACGAGATCGTCAAGCTGGTGCAGACCCCGCAGGCCAAAGAAAAGCGCGATGCTGATTTCTTCATCCCCTCCACATATCGGGCGCACGACGCACGCGCCCACGAAGCACAGCGCGAGCATGGCGCGTACCGTGCGCTGGCCATCGACATCGACAAGGGCAATCCGTCGCTGGAAGACGTGCAAGAGGCTGTGCAGGCCGTCTGCGGCGATGCGGGCATGCTGATCTACTCATCATCCGGCGCGTCGGAAGAGAACCGCAAATGGCGGGCCATCGTGCCGCTGGCAGGCGTCCTGACCGGGGCCGAATATGAAGAGGTGCAGACGGCCTTCTTCGATCTACTGCACATCCACGGCATCCACCCTGACGGCGCCCTGGCACGCTGCGGCCAGCCGATCTACCTGCCCAATGTGCCTATCGCCAAGCGCGGGCCTGACCTGATGCCGCTGTTCTACCAGCATCGCATCCTGCGCGGCAAACCGCTGCGCCTCGACGCAGACAGCCCGATCATGCAAGAGTTGACCCGGAAGGCGGAACAGCGCCGTCTGGCGGCAGAGCAGGCCGAAAAGGCGCGGGCTGAGCGTGAACGCCAGCGTGCCGATCGCCGGCAGAAGTTTCCCGACGAGGTCAGCCCGGTCGATGCCTTCAACGCCGACCACAGCATCGAGGATCTGCTGGCCCGCTATCAATATGAGCGGCGCGGATCATCCCAGCATTACCGTTCTCGGTATCAAACCAGCCACAGCTACGCGACAGAGAACTTCTTATCGCATTGGGTAAGCCTGTCAGGCTCAGACGCAGCCGCCGGCGTGGGCAGGCCGAAGTCACTGGGCGAGAATTCGTATTGCTGGGGCGATGCCTTTGACCTCTTCGTCCACTATGAGCATTCTGGCGACTTTGATGCCGCCGTGCGCGCCTACGGTGCCGAGATCAACCCGGCCCGCAACGAGATGCCAGACAACGGCATGGATGACTTTGACTATGTGGCCCCGACCGCTGCGTCAGAGGCACCTGCCGATGATGTAGCCGATAGCGACATTCCGGACGCGCCTGATGATGCCCCTGAAGTTGCCCCAGATTGGCCGACCCTCTACGACATGTTCGACGAAGCCAGCATCGAACCGCGCAAGTGGATCTATGCCCACCATTACCTGCGCTCCTTCGTCAGCGTGCTGGCCTCCGCAGGCGGCATCGGCAAGACATCCCTCCAGATCGTCGAGGCGTTGGCCATCGTCACGGGCCGCCCCCTGCTGGGCGAGGAAGTCAAAGAGCGCACGAACGTTTGGATCGTGAACCTTGAAGACCCGTTGGAGGAAATCCAACGCCGCGTGCTGTCTGCCATGCGCCATTACGGCATCAAGCCAGCCGAGGTTGAGGGCCGCCTGTTCGTCAACGCTGGCCGTGATTTCAGCTTGAAGTTTGGCATCCAGACCCGCGACGGCGTCCTGCCCAACACCAAGCTGGTGGAATATCTGTGCCGCAAGATCCCCGAAAAGCAGATCGGCTGCGTCTTCATTGATCCCTTCGTCGGCGCCCACAACATCAATGAGAACGACAATATGGCAGTCAACGCCATTGTGGCTGAAATAAGGCGCGTGGCTGACGAAACAAAGTCTGCCATCGGTCTGGTCCATCACATCCGCAAAGGCAACGGCGAGGACGCCAGCATTGACAGCGTGCGTGGCGCAGGATCACTGATCGGTGCAGCCCGTGCCGCCCGCGTCATCAACCGCATGTCACCAGACGACGCAGCAAAGCTGGGCATCGACGAGACAGAGGCGCGCAGCATCTTCCGCGTAGATGACGGCAAGGCCAACCTCGCCCCGCCAGCATCCGCTGCGGTCTACCGCAAGATGGAGGGCGTGAAGATCGACAACGGGGAATGGATCGGTGTCTGCATCCCTTACACGCTGCCAGACGCCTTCGACGGCATCAGCGCCAAGGACGCCAAAGCAGCCCAGAGGATCGTCGCCGACGCCCACACAGACGGCGAGCCGCTGCGCGAGAGTTCTCAGTCCCCGAAATGGGTGGGCCTTCCGATAGCGGACATGCTCGGCATCGACATCACCGAGAAGAAAGGCCGCGCCAAAGTCGCGTCAATCATCAAGACGTGGCTCAAGTCAAACGTGCTGGCCACCGAGAAAGTGTTCGACCAAAAGAAGGGCCGCGAGGTTCCTGTCGTCGTCGTCGGCGAGTGGATCAATGGGGACGAGATATGATCGCCACCCCATTGACACCACCACCATTGTGGTGGATGGTGCTGGTGGTGCAATCAAATGGAGGCAACCATGGCAGACGACATCGCATCTCATATCGAGGCGCTTGACAGCATTATCGAATCTCTTCAGCGCGAAAGAATGAGGCTGGCAAAAAACTTCTCGGCCATCTCAATAACCAAAGAAGAAGGCATCAAAATAGCAGAAGCTGTTTTGAGCCAACCTGTTCGCAGGCGCGTGTCAAATCAGTCTCAGGATTGGGCTGGATATGTTGTTGCAGACGCACTCTGCATCCAGATCGCAAGCCCTCATGGTTTTGAGCATGTCGGAAGGAACCTCAACGATGCGGTCGCTATGGGCCTTCTTGCTGTCGGATCATATCGGGACACAAAGAAGGGCCGAGACATCCCTATCTATGTATCCCCATGATTTTCCCACTTGCGATTTTTCAGGTGGGGAAAGGTGGGGAAAGTGGGGAAAATCCACATGCCCACCACCTGCTCTCTCCCTTTAGGGAGAGCATGGTGGTGGGGTGGATCAGTTGGTTGATTGTAGGTGGGGTGAAAGTGGGAAAACGAGAGGAGCAAAACGATGGCACAGAGACCAACCCGGCAGAAGAAAGACGACCGCATCCTGCACAAAGCAGCGACGGCGAATGAGATCAAAGCGGACCTCTCGCTGGCACCCTTCGACAAGGCTGTCCGCGAGATGGACAAACGCTGGGGCGTGGATCGCCTGCCTGAATTGGTCTCGGTCGAGAGCGCCGAGAAATGGGGGAAGGCGATGGCTGGCCTGAACGGTGCTATCGACGCACAAGACCCCGACAAGGTGAAGTTCTGGGTCGAGGTCTGTCTACGCGGGCTGGCAGCAATGGACGCCGAGGCGGTGGCTCTGGGTCGGCCTGTGTCCGACCCTGACATCTGGGAATACGAATACGAAGGCACAACCTTCGGCATCATTGAAGACGGACGCGAATGGCCATCCGCCTACGCCAAGAGACCGGGCATCGCCATCCACACCATGCGCGAGGTGGCAGTGGCCCTGCACGCTCACCGCAATGGCCTTGTGGATGCTGTCAAGCTGGCCTTCCCAGGTGCCGAGGTCAAAGCCGTCCGCCGACCGAAAGCCGATCTGGAAGATGACTTTGATTTTCTCAGCGACGGGGTGGTCGAATGAAAGACCCAACAGACATCAGGCGGGAGCCTCGAGGTGCCTTCCACGCGGCCCTACAGCGCGCAGAGAGGGGCGACACGATCATCTACCACGTCGGACAGCACTGCGGCGGCCCGCACCAGTACGACGCGGCAGGCGCGTATGAGACAGGAAGGTGCCTGCTGTTTTGCAAGCGAGCCGGAAAAGGACTGTTTGCATATCTCGCCGCAAAGCGATAACATGCGCCCACAACATCTCCCTGTTGGACTACGCCTGCCCAACTTAGCCCAGCCCGTCCTCCCCGGTGCTGGGCCTTTCTTTTGCCGCGCGTCTGCGCTATGATGCAGCCTGCACAACGGGACGCGGAAGCACCGAAGAGGGGTTAGATCATGCCAGCGGGACGGCCTACCAAATACAAGCCAGAGTTCTGCGATGTGGTCGTCAAGGTCGGCGAAGAAGGCGAAACGCTGGTCGGAATGGCAGAGGCCTGCGACGTTGATCGCGCAACGCTCAACAACTGGATGGAACAACATCCTGAATTTTTCAGCGCCGTAAAAAGGGGCCTGCAAAAATCGCAGGCTTGGTGGGAGCGTCAGGGACGCTTGGCGACCTTCGGAGCAACTCCAGGCTTCAACCCGACAAGCTACATCTTCAACATGAAGAACCGCTTTAAGGATGATTGGCGCGACAAGGTCGAGAGCGACCTCACATCCTCGGACGGCAGCATGACGCCGCAGATCATCGAGCGGGTCATCGTAAAGGCCAACGACGCGGATGGCTAAGAACCGCCTGCAAATCAGGACAGCCGAAGCATTCGCGCCGCTCCTGTCGCCAGCACGCTACAAGGGCGCATGGGGTGGCCGTGGAAGCGGTAAGTCGCGCTTCTTCGCTGGCCTGATGATCGAAGAACACCTGCGCTTCCAAGGCCACCGCAGCGTCTGCATCCGCGAAGTCCAGAAGTCCCTCAAGCAGTCTGCCAAGAAGCTGCTCGAAGACACCCTGCAAGCCTACAACCTCGGCGAGGCACAGGGCTTCAAGGTCTTCCGCGAAGTCATCGAAACGCCCGGCGATGGCATCATCATCTTCCAAGGTATGCAGGATCACACAGCAGACAGCGTGAAGTCACTCGAAGGCTTTGACCGGGCCTGGGCCGAAGAGGCGCAATCACTCTCGGATCGCTCGCTGTCGCTCCTGCGCCCGACAATCCGCGCTGAAGGCTCTGAGCTTTGGTTTAGCTGGAACCCGTCGCGGCCCACCGATCCCATTGACCAGCTTCTGCGCGGGCCTGTCACGCCATCAGGATCGACCGTCATTCGTGCCAACTGGTCAGACAATCCGTGGTTCCCGGCAGTCCTCGAGCAAGAACGCCAAGATTGCCTGTCAAACCAGCCTGAGCGTTACGGCCACATCTGGGAGGGCGAGTACGCGACCGTCCTCGAGGGCGCGTATTACGCCAAGCACCTCACCGACGCCCAGCTAGAGCGCCGCATTGGCTTCGTGGCCTGCGATCCGCTGATGAAGTTCTACGCCTTCTGGGACATCGGCGGCACGTCATCAAAGGCTGACGCCACGTCGATCTGGGTGGCTCAGTTTGTCGGCTCTGAGGTGCGCGTCTTGGATTACTACGAGGCGGTCGGGCAGCCCTTCGAGGCGCACGTCAACTGGCTGCGCCACAACGGCTACGAGGATGCCGTCTGCATCCTGCCGCACGACGGACGCAAGCACGATCAGGTCTACGCGGTCACGCCGATGTCGTATCTGCGCGAGGCCGGCTTTCAGGTCGATGTCGTCAAGAACCAAGGCGCTGGTGCTGCGTTGCAGCGT